CAGAAGTAAAATTACTTTGTACTGTAGTAGCTTGGGATACAGTAATTCCAGTTAGGTTACTTCCGTCTCCTACGAAAGAACCGGAGAATATAGAACCTGATATAGCTTTTACATTAGTGAAATCTACTTTTGACCCAGATACAAACAAAGATCCAGTTATAACTGCTTTACCTGAGAATGGAAATCCAATACCACTCCCTGAAATTGGATATGTTCCTGTAACAATATGGCCTCCTTTAGAGACTACGACATATCCGGAGGATAATCCTGAGAATATTATGTCAACTCTATTGGGAGTAGCTAAAGTTATCGAATCAGGAAAAAATAACTTATCATTATTATCATATACAGCTACGTTTATATTTTTGGAATTAAAGTTATGATTTATAGAAGCGCTATATACAGAATTAAAAGTAGATTGTATGGTTGCTATTTCAGATACCGTTATTCCTGTTAACCCGCTTCCGTCTCCAACAAATGAGCCGGAAAATAAAGAACCTGATATTACTTTAGCTTTTGAAAAATCTACCTTAGATCCTGATACTAATAATGAACCTGTTATAACCGCGTCTCCGGCAAAAGGAAAACCATCACCACTACTTGTTGGGGGAACATTAGTAAGATTATTATAGTCTAAATAGTAAGAAGGTAGTTGGTTATCTAAAGTTACTGCGTTTTGTAAAGACCCGCTTAGTATATGTCCTCCCTTAGAAACCACCACATATCCGGAAGACAGACCTGAAAATATAATATCAGCTCTATTAAGTGTAGATAGGGTTATTGAGTCAGGGAAAAATAACTTGTTATTCGTATCATAAACTGCTACGTTTACATTCCTAGAATTAAAGTTATGATTTACAGAGGCACTATATACAGAAGTAAAATTACTTTGTACTGTAGTAGCTTGGGATACAGTAATTCCAGTTAGGTTACTTCCGTCTCCTACGAAAGAACCGGAGAATATAGAACCTGATATAGCTTTTACATTAGTGAAATCTACGTGTGAACCTGATACTAGTAAAGATCCTGTTATAACCGCACTACCAGAGAAGGGGAAACCGATTCCGCTACCTGAGGATGGAGCTATGAGGTGACCTCCTTTAGATACCACTACATACCCAGAAGATAATCCGGAGAATATTATATCTACTCTATTAGGCGTAGTTAAAGTTATTGAGTCCGGGAAAAACAATTTATTGTTAGTATCATAAACTGATACGTTTACATTCCTAGAATTAAAGTTGTGATTTACCGAAGCGCTAAATACAGAAGTAAAATTACTTTGTACTGTAGCTACTTGAGATATTGTTAAACCCGTTAAACCACTTCCATCTCCTACAAAAGATCCCGAGAAGATAGAACCTGATATAGCTTTTACATTAGTTAAATCTACGTGTGAACCTGATACAAATAATGAACCTGTTATAACCGCACTACCGGAAAATGGAAATCCTACCCCACTACCGGAAGGTATAGCTACTCCTGTTACTAAATGACCACCTTTTGAAATAACAACATATCCGGAAGATAAACCGGAAAAAGTTACATCAACTATATTTGGTGTGGTTAATCTTATTGAATCGGGAAAGAATAGTTTATTATTAGTATCGTAAACTGCTACATTTACATTCCTAGAATTAAAGTTATGATTTATAGAAGCACTTAAAACAGAAGTAAAAGTATGTTGTACTGTAGCTATTTGAGATATTGTTAGTCCAGTTAGGTTACTTCCATCTCCTACAAAAGAACCGGAGAATATAGAACCTGATATAGCTTTTACATTAGTGAAATCTACGTGTGAACCTGATACTAATAAAGATCCTGTTATAACTGCACTACCAGAGAAGGGGAAACCGATTCCGCTACCTGAAATAGGATATACTCCTGTCACTAAATGTCCTCCTTTAGATACAACAGCATATCCAGAAGATATACCCGAAAATCTTAAATCTACTCTGTCCGGAGTGGCTAGAGTTATCGAATCAGGAAAGAATAGTTTATTATTATTATCGTAAACTGCTACATTTACATTCCTAGAATTAAAGTTGTGATTTATAGAAGCACTATAAGTAGATACAAAACTATGTTGAACTGTGGCTACTTGAGATACTGTTAGTCCTGTCAAACCACTTCCATCTCCTACGAAAGAACCGGAGAATATGGAACCGGATATTACTTGTACTTTTGTAAAATCTACTTTAGAGCCGGATACAAGAAAAGAACCCGTTATAACAGCACTCCCAGAAAAGGGGAAGCCTATACCACTACCAGATGCAGGCTCTATTATATGTCCGCCTTTAGATACTACTGCATATCCAGTAGAAGGACCAGAAAAAGTTATGTCAACTCTATTTGGCGTAGATAAAACTATAGAATCAGGGAAAAATAATCTATTGTTATTATCGTAAACTGATACATTTACATTCCTAGAATTAAAATTATGGTATACAGATGCGCTATATACTGCATGAAAATTAGACTTAGCTGTTGCGACTTGAGATACTGTAATACCTGTTAATCCACTACCATCTCCTACAAATGACCCGGAAAATATAGAACCGGATATAGCTCTCACATTGGTAAAATCTACATTAGAACCGGAAATACTCAAAGAACCTGTTATTTTAGCATTACCTATGAAAGGAAATCCAACTCCGTTATTATTTAAAGCGTATGATGCGGTTAGTGCATAAGATGAGGATACAATATTATATAACCTAGACCCGTCTCCCTCTAAAGAACCAGAGAAGTAGCCTGAACCAGAAAAAATAGTAGGAAAAAGTATTCTCATTTTTTAAATTTTATATTTACTTAGTTTAATGTAACAGCTATCCAGTATATTGTATGAGCCGATGTCGGATTAGTTACCCTAAAAAAAGTAGTTGTTATTGATGTTATAGAAATAGCTGCTCCTACGGCAGATGACAATACAACTACCGGAGTATTAGTAAAAGGTGTAGAAAAATTAATATCGCTAGAAGTAGTTCCTATTAAGGTGGAACCTATTTGAATTTGTTTTATTAGTGGATTAATCCAGGATAATGAATTTCCGGTAGATGTTAGAACTTGATTTAAAGAACCTATAGAGTTAGATGAATCCGCTATAGTTGTAGTTTTTAAAGAACCGCTTATAGTAAATTTATGAGTAGGAGATGTTGTAGATACTCCAATATTTCCGCTACCGCTAATGTAAAAATATGAATTACCACCTCTTGTTACATTGACTAAAGATGACGAAGATCCAGATATTTGAAATTTAGATGATGGATTTTTTACACCTATCCCAATATTGTTTCCATTAAAATACATGCCACTTCCAGATATTATGAATGGAGGTCTATTAGATATTGATGGATATGATATTTGAGATGATCCAGATACAACATTTCTAGAATTTATATAACTTAAAGTATCGGAATTAGTATATGATATGACATTCAATAAATTAGATCCGTCACCAGAAAAAGAACCTGTAAAATGTCCTTTAAAATTACCAGAACCCGATATTATAGTAGGATATAAAAATTTCATTTATTAAGGTTTTATTGGCCAATTTACAGATGACATGTCTAAATTATAAGTATTGTCTAATGTTGGATTTGAGTTATTGGGTAAATCTCTTAACTCCTGCATGTAAGTGGATAATTCTATGCTTATTTGCTCACCTCTCGAAATTGATTTTATAACTTCCCAATCTACATCTGCCAATAATTTATTCCTTTCAATGCGAAGTAATCTCATAGGTTCTTCTACATGTAATTCCTCTATTTTATTTTGTATTTCATTTATAGAGGGCTTATATTCATTTTCATCAATCCAATATATATTTTCATAATCGTCTCCTATTATACTATATTGAGCATTCGGAGATAATATTTTTAAAGCATGTTCTATTTGATATTTCATGTTAGCTTATTTTTATCTCTTTTACAATCATATAACTAAATCCTGCCATATCATTAGATGACCTGTTATTTATGTATAGAGCATAAGCAGTTCCGGACCATCCTGCCGTAGCTCTAATATCATAGGTTCTAGCAAGTAAAGTAGAAGATATTTCATGATGTCTAATAGGAATTGTCCATAGTTCATCAGTAGTAGCACTTCCTATATAATTAGTTACTTGCATATTGGGCTCGTTAGAATTTGTCTGTCCAGTAGTAGACACAGTAGCGACACCATCCTTGAAAACCCCATACGAAGATACGTGAGTATTAGAGCTAAGAATTACGCCTTCTATAACAATTAAACTGTTTGAATATTTTGGAGTAATCGTTAATGATAATCCGCTTATAGTAACAGGGGTTAGGCTACTTATTGTTTGACGTGCGGGACCGCTAATAGCATATAGATATTGAACAACTTTAGCATGGCTGTCAGTTATCGCCCCGGATGCTACCATGTTACCTGTTAATTCTATATTGCTACCTACTTGAGCTTGTAATTTGTTTACGCTAAGTGTTCCCATTTCTATGATTTTATTTCAGTTAATATCCACCCATAATACATTGTTTGATGTACTAGATAATTTACGATTGTTCCACCCCATTTTCTATATCTTATTTGATAAGTAACTTGCTCTGTAGTATTAGGCATATCAAAATAAGGTATTTCCATATTTCTCCATGTGTTAGAATCATAAAACCAGCCATAAATAGTTAAGGGGCCAGAACCATTTATAGGTAATATAGGAAAAAAGACATCTTTTCCTATTTTTCTATATAAGGCTACAACTATGGCTTCGGAATTTCCTCCGTGCATCATCGAGGAATTAAACTCTACTTTTATAGTACTGTCTTTATATTTTGGTGTTATAGAAACGGTTAAATCAAGAATGGCTTCATTAGTAGTTGTTGTCTCTATATGAGTGGGACTTGTAGATTGAACATATCTTACTTGTACTATTTCTCCGGGAGATGATTTATTTAAGCTATATGAATTTAAAGATACCGAACCAGATAAATTAATATTTGATTTTATATTTAAGGTGTTATTATATAATGGGTCTATTTTATTTAAACTTGTATTTCCCATATTATACTTTTATTTCTGTTAATATCCAACCATAATATTGTGTAGCATGAACTAAATAATTTGTTGCTGTAGTTGATATGTTTCGGTATCTTAATTCGTAAGTAACTTGTTGCGTTGTTGCAGGTGAATCAAAATATATAGCTTTATAAGGGCCCCAACTACTAGTATGATAAAACCAGCCATAATAAGTTAAAGGATTTGTTTGAGTTATGGCAATTATAGATGTAAATGATCCTGCTCCTATTTTCCTGTATAATGCTGCTACTATTGCGTTAGCTGCTCCGTACATCATGGTAGAATAAAATTCAACTCTTATAATGCTATTTGAATATTTTGGAGTAATTGAAATAGTTGTGGATAATGCTACTTCAGATGTAGATGTAACAGTTATGTGATTTGGATTATAAGTTTGAACATATACTTGTTGAACTATCTCGTTAGCTAATGGAGTAATGATGTTTGTTCCATTTACATTAATTGATCCACTAACATTTAGATTTCCATCTATTGTTATGTTATTATTTAATGATGTTATTTTATCTACAATTAATGTACTCATTTTATTGCTTTTATGCTTATAGATGGCATGTGAAATTGATTTCCTCCTCCTCCATCCCAATAGACAGTTCCGTGTGCATCCATGTTATTAGATGCTCCATATTCTCTCATTTGCAATTTTAATGTTTTCTGGGTTGTCCATGTAGATTGTCTTCCTGTATTATTGTTTGTTATCCCCCCAATAAAAATAGGCCAGGTGAAAGTAAGCAAAGATTCTAAGTATTGTGCAGAGTGGGAAAATCTTGAGAACACTACTTCAACTCCATCTATAAAAAATTTAGCGTGAGATATAGAATGAGCATTAGTACCTTGCCAATATAGAGTATAGTGAAAAGAATACACGACACATGTAGTGCCGATGGGAGGTAAATATGATATGGAAGAACCATTTAAATCAGTATAAGTTGATGTAATAGAATATTGAGAAGTAACATTTTGAGATGTGAATGTTCCATTTTTTCCAACGTAAGAACCTCCATCGCAAAGTAATGTAAAATCCTCTAATACATTATTTCCTACTGTTATTACACCATTAGACATCAATGTTTGACTCTCACTTTGGTTTGTTATTGTATCTACTTTTAATTTTGAACTCATCTATTTGTATTATACGATTGACCAATTACCATTTTCCGTCACAGTAGATCCACTCTTTATATAAATATCACCTGCACTCATAGCATTTTCTGATGATGGTATAGTGTAATTAAAACTAATTGTTACTGCATTCCTGTAGAATATTTTACTTGCTAAATAGGTTTCTGCTAAAACAGAACCTGTTATCTGTAGACTTCCTGTAACTCTTACATTATTTCCTACTTGTTGAATTGTACTATTTCCTATGTATTTAGATCCTATGTATTTTGGAATGTAAGAATTAGTCCCACTGCCTGATATTATATTTGCTGGTAAAGAACCGGATAATACACCTATAGAATTTATATAGTTTAATGTATCTGTATTCGTGTATGACGTAACCCCGGATAATTGAGAGCCATCCCCAATAAAAGAACCAGAGAAATACCCGGAACCTGTAATTATGTTAGGAAAATATAAATCCATTTTACTTTATGTTTAAGGCGTGTATAAATCCCATGATTTAGTGTCTTCATTCCATTCATACAGATTACCATCATTAGGATAGGGTATAGGAGGTTCCCATAAACAAGAGAATTCATTTAGTATCCAAGATGGGTATGGTTTTGGAGGAATAAAAGCATCTCTTTGATTGTCGTAAGTATATCCGTACTGAGCATAATTTTTTCTAAACGCTTTTGATTGATTTTCGTTTGGTTTATTTGTTATCGGGTTATAATGTATGCCGCCTTTAGTGTTATAGGATGTTTTTACCCAATTTGTATCGTTTCCTACAAGAGACTTAAGGTATTGAACTCCTAATTCTTCTATATCTAAATGAAGACCACTTTGTAAGTCAATATCAGAAACGACAACAATATTTATAACTTTATTATTTTCATTTATTTGTGCGAAATGTGCCATAAAATAATTTTTTAATAAACTACTAATGTTCCCGTCATAGTAAATGTGTGTTTTGTATAACCGTTTGAAGTACTTATAGTACCTCCGGTTGCTTTAGGATTTCCCACGTATTTTATAACAACTATACCACTACCTCCGTTACCTCCTATAGCTCCTTGACTACCTCCTCCTCCTCCTCCTCCTCCTGTATTACCAACTCCATTGCCTCCATTTACATAAGCATCTCCTCCCGCACCACCGCCAGAAGAACCTATTGCTCCCGGTCCAGAGTATATCGTGTTTCCATTGAGTTGATTAGCAGTGCTAGCTCCTCCTCCTCCTCCTCCTCCAGCTCTCGTATCCCCAGTGCAAACAGAGAAGAGCCCAGTGCATCCAACTCCGGGAAATGAAATATCGTATGGATAAAAATCTCCACTTGTGCTACCTCCGGGTCCACCTGTTGATTTTGTTAAGCTACCCGCTCCACCAGATCCGCCAATATACACTGATGCATTTCCTCCAACACTTCCTGAGGTGGCTATTATATTTCCGAAAGAAGAATTTCCACCTCCTGCTGCAACTATAACTGTATAACTACCCGGATACAACAAATAATCTAAATTTATTACCTCTCCTCCTCCTCCTCCTCCTCCTCCAGAACCTATAGAGAAGTAACCAATTCCGACACCACCCCTACTTCCACCACCTATAATAGTAACTTGAGAATTAAGCCCCGGAAAAGATGGTACCGAGTGCCAAGATCCACTGATATAGGATTCCACACTACTGTTTGTGGAATTTAGTCTAATCATACCAGCTGATGAGCTTACAGGTCTTTGATTAGTTGTTCCAGAAGGTAATTTTATTGCTGAATTAGAATTTACAGACAAAATAGAGCCATCAAAAGTTAAATTTGATTCAGCATTTATTTCTGTTGATGAAACTGATGTTATAACTCTATTATTAGATGGATTTGTATAAGTTTGAATTCCTGCATTTGAACCCGATGGGCCCATATCTCCTTTATTTCCTTTAGATCCCGTGAGAGCTAAATTATTTCTATATATAATGTTATTATTGCTATCTAAAAGTAAAACTTTATTTTCATTTGATCCTTGTCTTATTCCTGATATGTTAAAACTACCGGAGAAAGATCCTGTATAATTTCCTGTTATTTTTTGATTTGGATTCTGAGAATCTACAAAAGATATCTTACCATTTGGGCCAGATGTTATTTTTGTTCTGCCTAAATATATCGAGGCACTTGTTAAGTACAAATCTCTCCATCTATTACTTGAGCTTCCTAAATCATATAAATTATTTTGTTTAGGAAGTACATGAGAAAATGAACTAGAATTAGTTACGCTTAAAGACCCGGTTATAGAAGCTGCTCCAGAAAAAGGAAAAAGACCGTTGTTTCCTTTTTGTCCTTTTGTTCCCTTCTCTCCTTTGAAATTTCCTTTCTCTCCTTTTAATCCATTTAATCCATTTAATCCTCCGCTTCCGACGGAAATAGACCCGCTAAAAGAAGTTCCAAAATCAACTTGTAACGTATTTGAATCAATAACAAGTACGGTTTTTGGTTGAACAGCTATTTTATTTTTATTATAAGCAGAAAATATAGGATATAAATGTCCTGTATTGTGATTTATAGTTACTATAGACCCACTAATAGAAGTTGTATATAAAGTACCTTCACCTTTTAATCCTTTTTGTCCTTTTGTTCCTTTTTCTCCTTTAAATTCTCCTTTTTCTCCTTTTACTCCTTTTTGTCCTCCTGACATTATACTGATAGAGCCGGAAAAAGTATCAACAAAAGAAACTTGGGATGTATTAGAATTTACAGAAACAAAAGAGTTGGGGAATATTGCGGAACCTGTAATATCATAAACTACAAATACTGGGTACTTATTGTTTAATCCATGATTAAGAGTAACTAAAGAACCAGATAACGGACTCGTAAATAGAGAACCATTATCTCCTTTATTGCCTTTACTTCCCGAAGGTCCTTGGACTGAGCTAGCATTACCTTTACTTCCTTTATAACCAAGTTCACCTTTTTGTCCTTTTGGTCCCAAAGGTCCTGGGATAGAGCTAGCATTACCTTTACTACCAGAAGGGCCTATATCTCCCTTTATACCTTTAGGTCCTTGTACTGTACTAGCATTTCCCTTACTTCCAGAAGCTCCTATTTCTCCTTTTTGACCTTTTAGTCCTATCTCCCCTTTATATCCTAAATCTCCCTTATATCCTTTTTCACCGATAGAACCTTTTAATCCAGTTGAACCTACAGAACCTTTCTGTCCTATATCTCCTTTTTGTCCTTTATTTCCTGTAGCTCCTTTTTGTCCAATATTTCCTTTGGGTCCTATATTTCCTTTACTTCCTTTATTATCTCCTTTCTCTCCTTTTTGCCCTTTGAAATTTCCTTTGTCTCCTTTTAATCCTTTATCCCCGGAAGATATGGTTAGAGAGCCGGTAAAAGGAACTCCGAAATCTATTTCTACAGTGTTATTATTTATTATAGAAAAAGACTTTGGTATTGTTTCATTACCTAAATTGTCATATATATTGTAAACGGGGTAAGCAAGGTCTAAATTATGATTTACACTAACTACAACTCCCTGTAAAGAAGATGTATAAATATACGCTACCGCCTCTCCTTTCTGCCCTTTTTCTCCTGAAACATTTGTCAATCCACTACCATCTCCCTTAAAAGATCCGGAGAAAACAAAAGCACTTCCTGATATAACATCTCTCAAAGGTCTAGCTACAGATTTATTTCCTACTCCGTAAAAAATTTGACCGTTTAATAAATTAGGAGTTGCATTTGCTCTACCCGCACCAAGAACAACACCTCCGCCATTTGTAGGGTGTACTTTAGTTACAATACCTAAATTTTGTACTAGATTTGAACCAGTAGGTGCAACATTAGTGTATCCCCCTCTAGCTCCAACATATATAACTTCTCCATTTTTAAAGGCAGATGTATTTACTCCTGTTATTAATCCAGATATTATACCTAGACCTTCAGCTCCTGCTGCTAATGTTTGAGCTAATATAAAAGTTGCAGGCATTGTAGAAGCTACGGAAGCACTAGCAGCAATAACTCCAACAACATTACCAGATGTTCCGGAACCCGTTGCATGTACAGGCGTTCCTTTATACAAGGTATATCCAGATACGTTTTTTACATTCTCTACAATAGTATCAATATTACCAAATGACAAATTACCAGCTCCATCTGTCTCTATAATTTGACCAGCAATACCATCTATCTTCGGATATTTAAGTCCACTCGCAGTTAATTCAGATAATACATTTAATTTAGAAACTCTTAATCTAGAACCTGTTATATAAACTACATCGGAAAAGTCAACATAAGAACCAGAAACGGTCAAAGATCCTGTTATTACTGCTGCTCCGGAAAAAGGAAAGCCAGCTCCTGTGCCACCACCACCTCCTCCATTTAGAGCGTAAGATGCAGTTAGAGCATAAGAGGAGGATCTTATGTTATATAACCTAGACCCGTCTCCATCGAAAGACCCGGAGTAATATCCTGATCCAGAAATAATCGTAGGCCTGTAAATTAGCATGATTAACCTTTATTATAAATATTGCATTTTGTATTAATTAAAAAGCCCCGCCAATTTTTTTAGCGGGGCGAAAAATCGAATAGTTTACAATTACACTAGGTCTTGAACTTTTTGCTTGATTGCGAAGAATTTTGCCTGATTCCAAGCAAATACTTCATACAATTCTACGATAATTCCGAAGCCCTTAGTTACCGTGTCAACTACCTTGTCTTGAGCTACGCCGGTGCGCTTTGCGATTTCTGCGTGTGCTTTTTTAGCTTCTTCAACACTCAAGTTTTTAAGTTGGTTGATTGCCATAGGAGCATCAGAAATAATCTCTTGAACTTTAAAGAATTCAGGTGTCAACGCAATAAGATCAGGAATTAATTGGAATCCGTCAGCAAATACGTTTTTTACATTTTTACCTAGTTCAATTACGTCGCAGATAGTATCTACCACTTCGTCGTAACCTAAATCATCAAAATTTGCCATTTTATTTATTTTAAAGAGTTAACTAATAATATATATCATCAAATCTTCAAAATATGTGCCATTTTATGTTAAATTAATTGTAACAAATATCATTTTCTAATTTCCCAAGAATCTTATATACTTTCTTAAACTTATAACCAGTTACTATGTCTAATGTTTTTATCTTATCTATTTCTTGATCAGGTATTTTAGTATATATGTAACCATCTAAAAAACAATAATTGTAGATATAAGTATGTATATCCTCCTCAGTATTAGAAAACACCAATAAGATATCATCATTTATAATAACTTCTACTTCTAAGCTATCATCCGAATTAAATAAATGTTCTTCATCTCCTAATTCATCTAACATGCTATCCATTTCTTCATCGGAATAAGAAAAAGCATCGAAGTTTTCATCCTCGGGACTTATAAAATTTTCATTATTGTCTAAAAATGAAAAAAAGTCATTCATTTCTCTTGAATCATGCAACATATTACCAAAAATGTCAGAATTGGTAGAATCATTAGAAAATAGCATGTTAAATGTTTCCTTATTTAAATCAAAATTGTCATCGGGATTCTTTAGCAAGATGTTATTATACAAAAACATCACCCTATCATGTTCTGACATAAAAGACAATGTGTCATTCAATCTTTTCTTTAAATTCATCCTGTAGCATTTGTTTTAATTTATCTAACAAATCTTCTACATCATTGGTTTCATCAACATCTAAATCTATAATGTAAGGAACTAAAGCATTTCCTTTATTATCGAAAACATCTTTATTTGCATAGATGTAGAATTGACATTTTATTGTGGGGCATAATGTAATTTCTGCTTTCATCTCCCCATCATCTCCTCCAATGGGAATTAATGTTTCTTTTTCTTTAAAATGTACAGTTAATGCTTTGATTTTAAAGAATGCTTCCGGAAATATTTTTTTTAAGTAAACCATATGTCCGGTATGTTCAAAATCTGATATTGCTTTTATCATTGTTGTCATAATGTATAATGTGTTTTAATTTATAATCAATTATCAATAAATGTTTGTTACATGTTTATTATAAATAGATTTTACATGTATTTTTCATGTTTTTTTAAATTTTTTATTTTTTGCTGGGATGTCTTATCAAGTTTTCCCTGCCAAAAATCTATACATGTTAATAAAATGTTAAAATTATATGCTTTCATTCAAATATTCAACCTTTGTCAAAAAAAATATGTTGACATACATTCATGTATAAATGTATATTCATGTTAATGCTCATTAATATCTTTAAAACAAAATGTTAAAACAATAAACATGTAATTTTAACATAATTATATACATAATTGTTTTCTTTATATTACATAGCATTCATGTAAAAAACATGTAAAAAAAATATGCAAAAAGTTGATTATATAAAAAAATTGACTACCTTTGTAAAAAAAATAACATGACCAAAGACATTAAAACACAAAAGAGAATATCATATCTTCTTTTAACCTGCGCTATTTTTCTTGCATCTGTCGTAGGTTTTTTTTCAGTTAAAGGACTAGCGCAAGTTTTCGCCGGAGCAGGAATAGCTATTGTTCTTTTAGGAGCCGGTATAGAAGTATCAAAACTTGTAATCGCATCATTCCTTCATATATATTGGGATAAATTGACATTCGGATATAAAGTAGGAGGATTAATTTTTTTGATTCTTGTCATCTTTGTAACATCTTCTGGAGTTTATGGTATCCTATCTCAAGCATATACTGAAAATAAGAATAAATTAATGGCTTCTAAATCAGAAGTCGCATTGGTTGAAGAGAAAAAGAAATTCTTCGAGGATAAGAAAAATGACTTACAAAATGAATACAAGCAAATAATTTCAGACATTGCTCAAACAAGATTACAAAGAAATACGACATCTTCCGGGATGATGAATGATTCTAAAGATGTTTATACAGATAGTAGAGGAAGAACATCAACAAGATCAAATGCATCTACCAGAAAAGATTATTTAAAGCAAGTTGAGGGTCTTAATTCTGACATTGGAAAAATGGAAAATAGGAGAGATGGAGTATATGTGGACATTACAAATATCTCCGATTCTATCTTTTATTATGAGACAAAGATTATTGAAATAAAGTCAAGTAATGATGTAGCTGTAGAATTAGGTCCTCTCATTTACCTTTCTGAAGTAACTAATACAAGTTTAGATAAAGTACTATTTTGGTTTTTATTAGTTATCGTATTTTTAGCAGACCCATTAGCTATCGCTCTTTTGACTGCTTATCACTATACTCAAAAAGTAATATTAGAAGATAATGAGAAAGATAATAATACTATTGAAGAAAATCCTACCCCAGAAAAACAAAAAAAGAGAAGCCCTTTAGCGGAATTTTATTCAGATGATTTGACACCAGAAGATGCAGAGTATATTAAACACTTTGATGAAAAAGTAAAATTTACTAGTTCTTTTGTAGAAAATAATAGTTATTTTGGAGAGCCTATAATTGGTTCAATAGTACCTACAAATCCACATAATTTACAAGGTCCTTTTTCATGGTCTAAATTTGTAGACTTACCAAAACCAAAAAGAAGAGGTAGACCTACAGGAAGTAAGAATAAGGTAAAAAATAATAGTATAGAATCTACAAATGAACTTATTGATATTCCTGTTATGGCAGGATCTCTACAAATAGATAATGAAGTTTATGAAGATACTAACTCATTTGATATTTACGAACCTAAAATAAAAACGGAAGTAATTAGTAGTTTTAATAGCTCAAGTATAAATGAAGAGGAATTAGAAATGGTTGAAGATATTACTTTTGAACCTATAGATGAGGATTATGATATTTCTTCAGGTGAGCAAGAAGAAGAAATTATACTCCCTCCTCCTACAAATCAAGCAAAAAGTAGAAATTATAGAGAACCAAAATCAAATGTAAAAAAAAACTCTCTGAATCGGAGTTAAGAAATATGTCCCCGGCTCAAATAAAAGAATGGCACAAAATAAACAAAAATAATAAATAAATTGTTACACCAAAAAAGTTTTTATGAAATCACAAGAGTTGTTTAAAGAATTTACGGATTTATTAGAATTGCGAGTAGTAGGCGAAAGAAAAGAAAAGTTCTTGAAGTTATTAACCGACTATGAAACTACATTAAAAAGTTCGCCTGCTTCTATGTTTTTGGACAACAATTACTGCTACGAAGGAGGTTTACTACATTTTGCAATTAACACTTATAATTTTGGGTTAGGTCTATGCAAATTGTATAAGTCTACAGAAATTGCTTTAGATTTTAATTTAGAGGAGTTTACAGTTGCTGCTTTATTTAATTCTATTGGTTTATGTGGAGTTGACGAGGATCCATTCTTTGTAGAAGAAACTTCGGATTGGCATAGAAAAAATCTAAACAGAGGATATAAATTTAATGACGGAGCTAAATTTCTAGTAGCCTCCGATAAATCTTTATATCTTTTACAGAAATATGTGACTTTATCTTACAATGAATACGTATCAATAAAAATTCAGGCGGGGCTATACGATGACACTGCATCCAAATATTTACAAATCCCAGAAACTAAAAAAGTAACATTGGGATCAATCATTATGGCTTCCACAGACGCAGCAAGACAAATGATTTCTCCATAAAAAATAAATACATGTTAATAGCATCAATAATATTAAACGTAATACTTTTATATATAGCCATAATAAATTTCTCTAAAAATGAAAAATTACTAAAAGAAACAGAAAAGTACTTAAATGATTTAGAGAAAGAAAATGATAATTATTTTAATGTAATATTATCAATAAGAGCAAGAGTAAGAGATTCACTAGCAACAATGAGAACCTTAGATAGGATTGGAGCTTTTGAATCAGATGACGAAGTAGGGGTAGTTTTTAAAGAGTTAAGTAAGACAATAGAAGATTTAGATTTACTTTTCACTTCGGAAAAAAAATAATCAACATGAAAAGTCACCTTTTAGGGTGACTTTTTTATTTAATATAAAATTATAAAATTAAAGAAAAAATGTATTTTGATGAAACCGTACAAAATTCTATAGTAAACTATAATAATTCAAACTCACAAAAAGAAAAAAATATAATATATGAAACTAACATTTATCCTGCATTTTGTAAACTAGCGGAGAATTTAATAAACATGGGTAAATACATGTACATTGATTTACCTTACGAAGATTTACATTGTCAATTAGTTTCCATGTTGACTATAAAAATGCATCGATATAATGAAGAAAGAGCTAAAGCCTATTCTTTTTTTACCCGTATTGCCATAAATTATCTTATTATGGAGAATAAAAAAGGTTATAAAAATAGAGTAGGAGAAGCAGAGTTATGGGAGATAGATGAAGAAAGAGATATAATAAATGAGGTGGTGATTAAACATTATAAAGAATCTTTAGATGACTTTATGAATTTATGGACAGATGATTTATATGAAAAATTTAGACATACATTTAAAAACAATTTAGATAAATCTATTGCAGATTCTATTATAGACATCTTTAAACATCGAAAATCTTTATATGCATTTAATAAGAAAGCATTATATGTATTAATAAGAGAACGATCTAACATCCCTATGACTAATACTAATAGAATCACTAAAATAGTAAAAATATTTAAAGATGATTTTGATTTACAATTTAATAAATACATGAAAAAATAATATGGATGATATAAAATTATTTGATGATTTTAGCATGTCAAATCTATTAAAAGAGATTTACAGTAACTCAAAGAAAAGAGGGAAAGAATTAGATAAGACGCTAAAAGGATTAGATGGAGTTGTACAAAGTATAAATGATGCTGTTGTTGTTTTACCTGTTGTTAAAGAATTTTTTGATGTTATGGTTAAAAATGATGACCAACTTATAAAAATGGCAGCTATTGTACAAAGAATGCATAGTAGAGCATCGTCTATATCTAATGGTGATTTTAATTTAACTGAGGAGGAAAAAGAGCATTTACTTCAAGAATTATCTCTAGAAACACAAAAAGAATTGACGGAATTAAAGATGTTACAAAAAGGGGATGATGACTTATTAAAAGAATTTACAGGCATAGATAAAGAATTACAAGATGGGCTATTTAGTATCGGCGGAAGTGATAGAGACCTTTAAGGCGTATGGTAAAAATCAAAAAGACGATAAAGGTAGAATTCTTCCACTAGGATCCGTAAAAGTAAAATTGCATCCGGAATCATTAATAGGTAATGTTAGAGCTCATTATGCTAGACCTTTATTTACAAATTTTAGAAATATTCCATTAAAAGGAGAGCATGTAGTTGTATTTGAGTTAACTGGATATGATGGTACAGATGCTCCCAATTTGGATAAAGTAATGTATTATATTCCTCTCCCGATAAATACCACGAATGATCCGGTAATAAATCAAATCCCTCATGTAACTAATAGGTCTAAAATTAAAGATAATAAACCTGCACCCGAATTTGTAAAACCCGGTAATACATTTCCTACTAGGCCTTACACTTTTAATTTTATGCAACCGTTTGAAGGAGATACAACTTTTACGGGGAGAGGAGGATCTTCAATTAGATTAGGTATTGGAACTGGAAATCATCCACAACATGCTGTTCAACCTACATGGAAATCCGGTAAGGCAGGGAATCCAATAACGATAGTGGCAAATAAACCTTTAGGTCCTAATAAACCATTACCAAACGAAGTTAAAGATATACCAAATAGACAAATAAAAGATTCATTATCTTATGCGATAGAGGATGCTGCAAATGATTTTTCCACAACTTACTGGACCTCTGATCAAGCATTATCTAGGTTTGTTTCTGTAAGAGCTTGTCCCGCTCCTTTATCTAGTATTCCAAGTTTTAGTAAAGCTCAATCTGCTACAAATGCGGATAGGATTGTTATGCAGGCAAAAAAAGATGATATGATGCTAATTGCTAAAAAAACATTATATTTATCTGCATCTAAAATAAGATTAACTACAGATATACATGATGTTGATTTTGATGATCTTATTGACTTTGTTCAAGGGTTATGGGAACAATTAAAAAATGTAGCCGGAATATCTGGAATAGCGACAGCTGCTGGACCCTCTTTAGTTTCTCAATGGCTTCCTAGCATATTAGCTCTTCAAAGATATACGATAAGTCCTTTTTGGCAAGGAGGATGTCCACAAGGATTTCCACAACCTCCTGCACTACCTGCAAATTACAAATTAGGTACTGATGGATTATCAAGAGTTGCTCCTACGGGCTTCACAAATAGCATACCCGGAATGGACGGTAAAGTGGGAGGCTCTATAACATCTTCTCCTGATATGCCCGGAGGTTCTGAATCTGAAACTAATTCAATAGGTAATCCATCTAGTAATTTACCTGATTTATCTATCGACTCTTATATAAATTCAATTAATGTAAAACTACCAGGAACTCTAGGAGGTGCTAGTAATACTAATACAAATCCTACTCCCGAAGTTGGTGGAAATGCTACAGAACCAGATGGTACTCCTGCAAATTTACCCGGAACACCACAAGGTGAAGGTAATTCTTCACCTTCGGAAGGACCAAGTGCAGGTAATCCGCCAGGACAACCTGGAGGGCCTGGAGGGCCTAATGGACCAGGTGGACCTGGAAACCCTGGAATCCCCTATAATCCTGAATTAGATTTAATAAGCATACCAATTAATTACATATATCCTGATGGAAGATGTTATGGTCATTTTTATAAAATAGTCTCGATAATAAAAAGTAAAAGAACTCAAGCTATTATTTCAGATGTAGTTTATTTGATATTAATAATAAGAGAAAACTGTAAGCCGGGTTGGTATATTGTAGGGAATAAGTTTAAATACAATACTGATATAAACAAATTACTTAATACTAATTTATTTATATTAGAAGATTCTATGCTCGTAGAGAAAAAATTATTAGTTAATTCTGATTGCATAAGAAAAGAATTAGAAATTTATTTATATAAAGATAATTATGCTCATATATCTCATGAATTAGTTGACCTTAGTAAAATAGTTCAAGTTAATTTTTTAAATTGATAACAAAATAAATATTTATTATAAACATGGATAAGAACTCACTTATAAAATTTTTAATAAAAGAGATATCCCAAGAACTAAAAAAAGAAGTAAGATCTATTATTAGGGATGAATTTAATAAATTATCATATAGTAATTTTAGCACTTCTATAAATTCAAATAAGATTACAACCCCTATATATAAAAATGAAAACGATAAGTCAAAAACTTATAAGTCTTTAGATTCCTTACTTTCAGGTACTTCTCCTTTTAATAGTTCTGAAATGGATTACGGCCCTTCTGTTACCACAGAAAATACGAACGTATCAAATTCTTATCTAAATGAACCTGTTATTGATATGGATGGAAAAGTAGTATTACCTTCATCGGAAGGAGGTAATTTAATGAATAAGCTACTTTCTAGAAATTATACTCCTGTGCTTAAGAAAGCGGAAAAAATAAAATAATGGCTAGAATAATATATAAGGCATATCCACCTGATGTAAAATTAGATAAAGCAGTAGGCATACTACTTCCTTTTAATCGAAATACTTATGTTAAAAGTCCATTAGAAGCTTATAATAAAAAACCCGCTAGAGATGTTGGAGCTTTTCAATTATCTTATACAACAGAAGATCAAGCTATTAGTAATTTAATAAATTTACTAATGACTAGAAAAGGAGAGAGATATATGCATCCTACTTTTGGAACTATCTTAAGAGATTTTGTATTTGAGCAAAATAGTTCTTTTAATAGAGGTTTTTTAGAAACATCTTTAGAAGAGGATATCGGTTTTTGGCTACCTTATATAGTACTTATAAGTCTAGATGTTGTTATTGGAGGGAATCAAAATTACGGATATTCTGAAGCAGAAAATTCCGTTAATGTTAGAATAAATTTTTCCGTAACAGAAAGAGGTGCTAATCGAACCATAATAATATATAATTCCAATAATGATTTGGCAGCTCAAATACTATAATAATGAGTAAAAGAAGTAATTTAATTAGCAAGGATGTAAAATATGTAAATAAAGATTTTGGAGAATTTAGGCAATCTCTTATAGATTTTTCTAAAAACTATTTTCCAGATACTTATAATGATTTCAATGAAGCCTCCCCGGGTATGATGTTTATAGAGTTAGCATCTTATGTTGGAGATGTTCTATCTTTTTACACTGATATACAATTAAGAGAATCTCTTTTATCTACTGTACAAGAAAAAATTAATTTATATAATATAGCTAATTCTTTAGGTTTTAAACCTGCCCTTATAACAGGAGCATCTGTAGATTTGGATATATATCAAATAGTTCCTGCTACTGGAACTGGACCTAATAATAAACCTGATTTTAAATATGCATTAGCTATAGATGCTAATATGATAGCTTCTAGTGACGAAGCTGTAACTTTTAGGGCTATAGATTCTATTGATTTTAGATATAGTTCTTCATTAGACCCTACTGAAATATCTGTATATTCTATTGATAATACAGGAGAAGTTGAAAACTACTTGTTTAGAAAAAAAGTAAAAGCTGTTTCTGGGACTATTATATCTAGAGAATATACGTTTGCTACACCTAAACCTTACAATAAGATAACTTTACCAGAAACTAATGTATTAGAAATACTAAGCATAACAGATTCGGACGGAAATAAATGGTACGAAGTTCCTTATTTAGCTCAAGACACAATACCTATTCCAGTCCAGAATTTACCGCATAATGATCAAAATTTATCTCAATATAGAGACTCGGCTCCATACTTATTGACATATTTACAAACTGAAAAAAGATTTGTTACTAGACTTAGATTAGATGACAGAACTGAAATACAATTTGGAGGAGGTGTTAGTAGTGAAGTAGACGAAGAAATTGTACCAAATCCTTTCAATGTAGGATCTGGTTTAAACTATTTTGAAAGAATTGTAGATTTAAGCATATCTCCTGAAAACTTTTTGTACACGAAGACTTATGGTAGTGCTCCATCAAATACTACTTTAACTGTTCGATATACAATAGGAGGAGGAATTCCTGATAATGTTCCGGCTAATTCTATAACTACTATATCATCAATAAATGTACTTACTCCTTTAGGTGCTTTAGATTCTACTCTATATAATGCAGCTATAGGATCTCTTGCTATAAATAACCCAGAACCAGCAAGAGGAGGTATTTCTGACAAGCCCATAGAAGTTTTAAGAGAGGAGGCTATAAATCACTTTGCATCACAAAATAGGGCGGTGACAAAAGACGACTATATGGTAAGATGTTACACTATGCCACCTAAATTTGGAGCTATTGCTAAATCTCATATTGAAAGAGATGCACAAACTAGAGCCTATGGAACATTTGATTTTGTTCCAAATCCATTATCTTTAAATTTATATTTATTAGGATATGATAATAATAAGAATTTTACTCCTTTAAACATGGCAGTAAAAATGAATCTTAAAAATTATTTACTTCAATATAGGATGTTGACAGACGCTATAAATATTAGAGATGCTTTCATTATTAATATAGCAATAAGTTTTGAAATATTGACATCCCCTACTTATAATTCAAATGAAGTTCTTTTACAATGTTTATCAAATCTTAGAGATTATTTTTCTAATGATAAAATGCAGATAGGTCAACCTATTTATATAAGTGAAGTTATGTGTTTAATTAAGGATGTACCCGGTGTAAAAAATATATTGAATTTTGATATACATAATAAATACAAAGAAGATGAGGGATATTCAGGAAATTATTACGATATAGCTACAGCGACTAGAAATAATATTTTATATCCTGCTTTAGACCCATCTATTTTTGAAGTTAAATTTAAAAATAAAGACATATTAGGAAGAGTAGTAAATCTATCATAAAATGCAATATTCAGTATATCCAACAAGAGACGCAACTATTTATGAGAGAAAACCTGATATGAATACAGGTTTAGATCAAATAATTGAGTTGGAAAAAATAACAGCAAAAACAATAGATTCTGATAATATCTATTGGGATTATAACTACAATTCTAGAATATTATTGCAACTAGATACTGCTGAGATAAATAAATTAATTCAAAATGGAACTATAAAAAAATCTAGTAAATATTACCTTAATTTATTCTCCGCTCAAGCAGAAAATTTATCTTTATCATATTCTTTATATGCTTATCCAGTGAGTCAATCGTGGAATCAAGGAAAAGGATATTTTATTGCTGCACCTTATATAAAAGAAGGAGTCTCGTGGACATATAGAGATGGTTATTTTAACAATACAGGTAAAAAATGGACTACTGGTTCTTTTGTTGCTGGAACTACAGGTTCTTATGTTACTCAAAAAGGAGGTGGTAATTGGTACTACCAAAGTGGTTATGTTGCATCACAGTCATTTGATCAAGAAATTCCTGATATTAGAATGGACATAACTAACATTGTTCACAAATGGATTTCAGGTTCTATTCAAAATAATGGACTTATAATAAAAAGAAGTGATGTTGATGAAAAGAGTTCAGAAGAAATGGGCTCAATCAAATTTTTCGGCAGGGAAACTCACACTATATTCATACCAAGAATAGATATCGTATGGAATGATGCAGACTTCTCCGGAACATCTTCATTCACTCAAGTACCTAATGAAGACTTCATCATACATTTCAAAAATAAAAAAGCATCTTACTACCCAACAGATAAAACAAAATTTAGATTCTTAGTAAGAGACAGAATCCCAGTTAAAACATATTCTACATCATCTAATTACATATCAAGTAAAAGATTACCAACATCTTCTTACTATGCTATACAAGATGAACAAACATCTATGTATGTTGTTCCATTTGATGATAATAATGTAATAAGCTGTGATAGTAAAGGAAATTATTTTAAAGTAAATTTTAATACATTTCTTCCAAATCGATATTATAAAGTTTTAATTAAAGTGAAAATGGATGGAGGAGACATTGAAAAAACAATTGATGATTCTATATATTTTAAAGTTAGTAAATAGTGGAGGAAAAGAAAGACATACATAGAGTATCTGACCCTAATAATAGAAGAACAGGTCCTAATTTATCTAATGGTGAATTTACTTATTTAAATGGAGACATCTATAAAGGTCAATATCATGTAGATGAGTTTGTGAAATATATGTCTGGAAGATTTACCACGGCAGAATCTAAAGAATTAATAAAAATTGGAGATGCATTAAATGTAAATAATAAATTAGAAATAACTCTTCCAATCCCTAAAAATGTTATATTGACATCTGACTCAAATGATGATTACATAAATTATAAGATTATTAGAAGATATGAGGGAAATGTAGAAAAAGTAATATTTGGAACAATAAATGAAAGAATTCCTGAAATCGAAGGACAGAATAAAAATAGATACTCCTCCGAAGATATAAGTAAAGCAAACAAACCAAAATTAAAAGTAAATCTCAAAGGAATAAAATACGTTCCTATAAGCTATAAATTACAAGGAACAAGTCTATCGGTAGACCCCGGGTATTATTTTGTTAGGCCTGAAAAAGTAATTGTTTCTGACTTTGTTATATCTAAATTAATCGACGCAAATTTCAACTATTTTATTGGAGCAAATGAACAAGCATTGACTGATATTTCTGTATGTCTTATTCCAAATAACGAGACATTGGAAGTTATGATGTTTGAGAGAAATAAAACATATAACGATGTAATATCTATTGAACGAGTAGATTTCTCTGAATTATCTACTTACCCATTAGGAACTTTTGTTAAGATTGCAGAAGTTGGAGCAAGACCATTAGAAGGATATACATACTATTTTATAAACACTAACAATAATGGAAATTGTGTTGATTTATCTTCATCATGGACACCTGCGGTTAGGAAAAAAGTAAGAAACATTATTGACCCTGTTGTTCCAATTATAAACAACATACCGTCCAACTGCTGCGAAGACAAGGAACCTATTGTTATAATTGTTAGCGGTTCTGAAGGAAGACCTGGCAAAGATGGTAAAGATGGATTGAATGTAATTGGTGGAGGTAGTGGATTACCTGGACCTGCTGGAAGAGATGGAAGAGATGGAAGGGACGGGCAACCCGGACCTGCTGGACCTGCTGGACCTATTGGACCAACAGGACCTATTGGACCAATCGGACAGCCTGGTAACACAGGACCAACAGGACCAAGTGGGCAAAATGGACAACCCGGACAGAATGGTCAACCTGGCGGGCTAGGCCCTCAAGGACCTGCTGGACCAACTGGAGCATCCGGAACTAATTCTATTTGTCCTGAATGTCCAAAAGATAATACAAGTACTACATCTACTACAAGCACAACTACAATAAATGTAGGTACCGGAAATACTACAAGTACTACTTCTACTACAAGTACTACTTCTACTACAAGTACTACTTCTACCACAAGTACCACTACTACAATAAATGTAGGCACAGGAACAGGTACTGGTACCGGAGCAGGTAATAGATATTGGAAAGTTTATTCTTGTGATCCTAGTAAAGGTCCTGGCTATACTTCTGTTGAGCCATTAAGAAATCAAATATATTTCAATATTATTAATCAGGGTTTTTATTATTGGGACGGATCAAATCCTGAATTTTTAAAGACAGTTAATGGAATTACTTTATTTACATCACTTAGAAAAGCGGAAGGGATAACTAGTTGTCTTCAAGTCGGTGGTGGTTCCGGACCTTCTGGTGGAAAAGATGTAACTATATATGCGTTACATCCATGTGACGGACAAGGAGAAGTTATTTACACATATCAAAAAATAGATATAGTAGGTCAAATAGCAACACTAACTACAGGTCTGACTTCCTATAAAACTTATCAATATAGAGGTGGCTCAATGACTATCAATGAAACAGAATTAGGAAGTAGAAAAGTAACTAGTGTTAATATAGAAATAGGCAATTTAGAATGTTCTACAACAGGAGGTAATACTGGTGGTGGTAATGGAACAGGAGGTAATACCGGTGGGGGAACAGGTGGAAGTACAGGAGGAGGAGATACAGGAGGAACCGGCGGGTCTGACAGAACAGGAGATAGAGTTTACGGTTCTGGGATTCCCGGTAATACTATAGAGTTTGCAGATTATTCAAATATTGTAAATAATCAAAATCAATTCAATAATCAAATATGATAGATAGATTCATAAATAAAGATAAAATAAAGGATTCATCATCATTAATTGAAGGAGTATCATTTGATTATGAACCATTTATGAGTTTAGATATATCAAAAGGAATAGTGGATGATATAAAAAATCCATTTTCAATAGATTCTCACATTTATAATACAAACTATGATTTAGTTAAATCTGCTTATAATGTAAGAAATGATTTTGATTCTACTTATGATGATATAAATTTTGATGTATGTAAATTATTTTTTGATTCTGAAATATTTGAAGGAACTTATAAATTATGTTTTAATTTTTTGTATAATATTTTTGGTGATATAGATAATCAATATTTTTATATTCAAGAAATAAGTCCGGATGAGTTAGAATTAAAATTAGCAATAAGGCCTAATTACCTAAAAAATAATCCCGATATAATAAATAAATTAGAGTTATTTAAAGAAAAAGCATCTTATTTAAGAACATTAGGATTTATTAATAATATTGTAATAAATTTAGGGGAGAATAAAATTTATTCAATTATAAATATAAAAGTAGATTGTGAAGATGAATATGTAATTTATGTTAAATTATTTAATCCTGTAGAAAATTTAAAAACAGGAAATCTACTTCATATATGCTATAAAGTAGCAGAAGATTATTTTGATTCATTTACTGTTACATCCCCTGAAGTAGTTAGTGAACCTAGAACTTTAACTCCAAATTATTCGATAAATACAACTAGCGGAGAATCTACTAATTATAGTACATGGAATAGTTTATTGCCTTCAAAAGATGAAAATATTTATCACTATTGGGATACTTTATTGGATTCAAAGTATGAAACAGCCAACACTATAATAAACAGAGTTATATCATCCTCCGCTTCTGTTCCTTTAAATATAGACTATTCTGATTTTTCTAATTTTGTATTTTATGGATCTGCTCAAGAAAGATTAAAGAATTATAATTATAAATTACAGTTAATAGAATTTTATAATAGCCAAAGTAATGCGATAAAAAATAGCAATGGTTCGGGGAGTCTGTTTGGTATTGCTGATTATAACAAAATAATAAAAAGGTCTTATCAGGTTAAAAATAGTTTTGATGAATTTGAGAATTATTTGTACTATTCTTCTGGTAGTATTTTTTCTTATGACATAACAGGAAGCATTACCCCGGCTCCTAAGTATATATCAAACAATAAGTATTATAACTATCATATAACATCTTCTGCATACAATTATTGGTATTCATCTTCTTTATCAAAAGCTAGTAGATTCGATAGTAGAAATTATAATACCTTATATGAAGCTACTCCTGGTCATATCGTAAACAATCCGGACAACTCCGAATATTTTGTTTTTCTTGATATGATAGGACAGCACTTTGATAATTTATATGCTTTTACTAAAGAACTTACTTCTATTCATAGAAGAGATGAACATCCTAAAAGAGGAATTCCTAATGAGCTTTTAAAAACTTATGCGAAATCATTAGGATGGGAAGTAAATAATGGATATCAATTAAGTAATCTTTGGCTATATAAACTAGGTACTGATAATACAGGAAGTTTTTTAGAAACCGGTACTTTAGCTTCTCAGGCTCATGAATATCTCACACATCAGATTTGGAGAAGAATAGTAAATAACATACCGACTCTTTTAAAAACAAAGGGCACAGAACGTAGTTTAAAAACGCTATTGTCTATATATGGAATACCTCAGACATTAATTAGCATAAAGGAATACGGTGGAGCAAGACCTCCTAAGTACAACCCGACGCATAAAAGTTACAGATATCAGTATTTACTAAAATTTGACGGAAATCAATTTGTAAAAATTCCGTGGGGACAATCAATCCCTCCAAATGAAAATCAGGTTTCCGCACCTCGTGTATCTGAATTTAGGTTTAGGACAACAAATTCATCTAGCCTTAGTATGAGTTTATGGTCTATAGAGGATTCTAAAAATAGTAACAAAGTATATAATAATTTAGAGCTAGTAAGTTACAGAGCATTTTCTACTTCATCAAGGAGTGGTAGTTATGCTTATGGCTATTTAAGATATAAAAGCGCTCAAAGTACTTCAAATTCAACATCTTCTTTCACAATAAAAACAATACAATCTAAGTACTATCCTTTTTTTGACGGAGATGCTTGGAAT